GTACCCGCCCGAGCGGACGAGAACGGGCTGCTGTCGCTACCCGCACGGCCACCGGACTTACGGGGCTTGCGACCGGCATTGCAAGACGACATCTCGCCGCTCATCTTGCCGACCATCTTCTTGGCCCGGCCACCGCGCTTACGCTCTTCGGCCGCGCCCATGATGTTGGGGGCGTTAACGCGACGGGTCGGCTTGGTAGCCAAATCCTGCGCGTATTCCTTGTCTCCAGTGGCGGGAGAGTCCATCCCGCCGCTCATGCGACCCTTCATGACAAACTCTCCTTACTGCTGGATGTAAACCATCGTGACCTCGACATACCCGGTGGTGGCAGCAGTGCCGACCGGAGTAACCGTGACCACAACAGTGGGAAGTGTGGGAGAAGCTGCGCCGACAAGCGACACACCAGACATCGCGGCAAGCTGCGCCGCAGTGAAGGTGGGAGCAATACGACCAGCCGCCGTCTTAACATCAACACCGCTGACATACGTGGTCGCAGCGGCACTAGTGCCAATGGACAGCGTGGCAGAAGTGCCAGAATTGAAGACAGTCAGGACATCAATGTTGAAATTGATGATCTGAGCGCCTGCGGGAATATACAGCGTACCAGATACGCTGTTGGTGCCGTTCTGCGTAAGAGCGACAAACTGGGACAGAACAGAAAGGCCCTGATTAGGACCATACGTCTGACCAGCCTGAAGATCACCCGATACAACCGGCCCCGTGAAGTGGGTAGCACCCATTTTAAGCTCCTTCAGGTGGGGAAACCCCCGCCCCTTTCAAGGCGGGGATAGCCGATTACGAGGTGGGGGTCGTGCCCCAGATCGAACGCCAGTTGTAGTAACCAAACGAGTAACGCTCGTAACCCTTAACCAGAAGGTTATCGGTCACGAAATCGACCTGCATATCGGTTTCGAACTTAATGCGCTCCATGTACGACAGACCGTCGATGTTGGTCAGCAAGAACCAAGCAAACGCCGAGGTTAGGAAGTCGTCCGTCATGTACGACTCAGGCAAACCACCTGCCGTGCTGAGGATTGCGTTGACATCATTATCCGCAGTGCCCGGACGCAATTCCGTCTTCGTCAGACGAATGGCAACCGGCTCAAGCTGCGGCGGAACGATGAGCTTACGCGCACGCGCAAACACCTTCAGACCAGCCTGATCCTTGAAGTTCGTGCGAACCGAGATCATGCCGTTCAGAAGAGTGGCTTCGTTCAGATCGACCGGCGTCGCCGGGATGTTGGAAATCGTTCCACCATCAATCGGATGCGAAGGCGAGCAGAGCGCCTGACCGTCACCGCCAATGTTGGCGTTGTAGGTCGTGGCGGTGTTCAAGATGTTCGCGCCGTAGATTTCCTTGGTCTGCTGGAAAGATTCGATCAGACCGAGGTTCGACGGATGGAACTGCGTCTTGTACAGGTTGTCGTCAATGGCCTTGCGAGTAATCGCGTAGCCAAGGCCGATTTCCGTATGCTCTTGGTTGTAGATGTAGCGTTCACCAGCGCCGTTATCGAATGCAGTCTGACCACCTTCGGTCTTCAACTGCGCGAGGCCGAGGAAGCGCATTTCAGCAGTGCGTTCCAGAGCCATCTTCGAATCGTGCTTGGTGAAAATCTTATCGTACTGAGACGGGATCATCTCGTACTTGCCTTCAATCCCACGGAGGCCGGGGAGGAGAAGGTCTTTAATGGCTGAAAGATTAACTGCCATGGTTCCTTACTCCTTTAAGCCGTAGGACCAGTCGGTCCGGTCGGACCAGTCGGTCCGGTCGGGCCGGTGAGGGTCAGACGGGTGTTGATGTTGTTGAAGGCAACAATCACCCAATCGTAAGCCTGACTGACGCCAATCGTGCCAGCGGAGCCGGGCGGATCGGTAACGAGCCCAACAATGCGGAACGGCTGGCTGCTGTCGGTGCCAACGCGGGAGTGATTGAGATAAGCGCCGGAAATGCCATTGGCCGTGTTTCCAGTGCCAATCGTGTATCCGACCATGTTGCCGACGCTGGTGGCGGCAATGCCGGTCGAATCCGACTGGGCAACGAACTGCGCGTTCGGGTCATTGATCACATAGCAAGTCACCGAGTTGCTGGAAGCAACATCGCTGCCGGGCCAGTAATTCGACCAAACCGTGCGCTTCTGAGAAACCGAGAGATACTGACAACCAACGAAAACGCCATAAATAGCAGCGTTGCCGCTCGCGGCAGAACTCGTGCCCTGAATGATACCGCCAGAGCCATCGCTAATTACGGGATCGCCGTAATAAATGGCACCGGCGTTGTACGCGCAGGTGTAAACGACCTGCTCATACGTCGGGACAGAACCAGTGCCCCGATACTGCCGAAATCCGAAAGGCGCGTTTGCGTTCGCCATAACGGAACTCCTTCTTACAGGAGGCCCATCATCGCACGCCGGGGCGATTAAGGTGCCGGGGATATATGAAACTCCCACACCGGGGGGAGCAATTATTTAATTAACAGTAATTTTTTGGAAAGTAAAGGGGCCCCTTTTGGGGGCCCCTTTGGTTTATTCAGGGATCGGCATGGGCTCGTAGCCCTTCTTGATCTTGGGTTTGGCCTGCGGGTGATCCCGATCAAACTGCCCCTGCGGAGCCGCCGAAAGCTGCTCTTCCTTGGCACGGACTTGCTTGCGAGCCTTCATGCGCTCGTTTTCCATGATCCGATCAGTGATTTCCTTCGGGCGCTCCATCAAAACCATGCCCTTGCGCTCGATTTCCTTCCCCTTCCAGCCAGCCGGCATCATTTCGGGATGACGGCTAACCGGAACAGGCTCCCAACCCGTCTGGCGCAACTGCACCTGATAGGCGGGGTCTTCGGCGTTGTAAACCGTACGGCGCTTCCATTCGTATGACCAGCCGTCCGGTGGCTTGGGAGCATAAAACTCGTCTGCGGCGTTCTCGGCCTCTGGCAAATGTCCCAAAATCTCCGCAGCACGGCGTTCCGCAGCGGCGCGGGGGTCTTCTTCACGCATGGCATCCCTCAAAGGTGGCCGCATAGGAGTAAGCGGGGGAGCAGAATCAATGGCTGCAATGTTCGCCAAACTTTCATCCACTTCTTCAATCGTTTCAACTTTTGGTTGCCGACGCATATAACGGCGGCGCGGGGCGGCAGGTGTTTCGTTATCCATCATCTATCTCCTAGTGAAGCCGACCTTCTTTTTTCAGAAGTAGCTTGTTTTTGACATATTCCTCATTGCTCAAACCCGATGCTGCGGCGGCATCGGCCTCGTCTCTAGTCAAAGTGTAGGTTCCATTGCGGGCACCCGTCGAAGTGTTGCTTCGACTGACTGGAGCCGACGCCGGTGACACTCGGCGCTGAACCGGCTTGGCAGCTTCAGAAACAACCTGCTCAACTGGTTCGACCTTCTTGCCGATGCCGACCGTTTGCTCGACAAAATTAAAGTAATCGTCGCTGTCGGGCTCGAAACCATCGGCTACTGCAATATTATGCGCCGCGATCATCTTCTGATTAAGACGAGGATCGGTTACACACTGCGGATGCGAGCGCACCCACGATGCAGAACGAGGCGTAAGGCGTGACGCAAAAGCTTCTACCGGATCGGAATAACGCGATGCTTCTTGCTCGCGCCCGCGTGGGGCATTCTCCATCGCGGTCTTGCCGGTCTCAAGCTGCAACAATCGCGCAGACGCCATAGACATCGACTGCTGGATGTCTGCGGCGGCGTCGTAATCATTGTTCGCCATCGCGGCACGATAATTTGCTTTCAGAATCTCGCTATCGCGCTTAACTTGCTCGATAGCGGAGTTCAAAAGATGCAAATTAGTGTCTTCAACCGTGTTGTTGGCCTTGCGGGCTTCCTGAGAAGCCTCGTGGGCGCGTTTTTCGGCTTCCAAGCGAGCCGCTTTTTCTTCCGCAAGACGCTTATTAAGCTCTGCAATGGCGTCTTCGGGGGAAATCTCTACTTTTTCCTCTGGTTCAAGTTCGACTTTTGCCTCGACCTTGGGCCCTTCAACCTTCGCGGGCTCTAAAGCCAATTCCGGTTGATCTTCTTCAACCGTTACTTTGATGTCTTTTTCTTTTTCAGCCATGTTCTATTCCTCACCACACACGATCAGGACGATCAACCTTGCCGCGAACGGAGGTGTCGTCAAGAATCCGGCACAAGACGCCATTGATTTCCAAACTCCATCCATCGGAAGGTCGGAAAACAATCCAATCATCCTGCCCGACAGTGATGTCCTTGAACCAGTTTTGAGTGTCGTCCACAAACGCAGATGGTCCCATCTTTAAAACAAGACCAACTTTGCCTTGGTACTTGTCTTCTGCTCGGTTGTTGTCGGTGAGATAAATGCCACCCTTGGTTTTCTCGGGGCGGATATAAACAGCAACCAAAATCTGGTTATTAAAAATCTCAAATTTGCTGATATCTCCAATTTTATCTAGCAAATCTTTCTTCGGATCAACTTTATGATCCATAGCAACAATACTCATAGTGTCCTCTTCGTTATCTATTGGATTGATCGGCTTTCTTTTTCGCTTCATTGATCAGATCGTCCATCGCAACCAATGAGGCTATCTTTCCCATCACATAGCGAAACTGATCAGTTCGCTCATATGTGTTTACGGCCAGTTGATCTTTCAACCGGGTGATTTCCTCCTTTAGTAATTTATGAAGTTCTCGTTCGAGAAGCGTATCTATCGTAAGCATCTAAAATCCATCTCAATAAAAATGGGGCCACTGAGTTTAACTCAGCGGCCCCCTTCTTTCTAGCGTCCGCGTTTATGCTTGGCGATTTCCGTTTTTTCCAAACGGCCCTCGCCGCTGCCAGCGCCCGCGTCCATATCCTTATACGAACGATACGAACGATGACCGACGCGACCGCCCGCCTTACGGCCCATCGGACCGCCGGGGGGAGGACCGCCGGGGGGAGGACCGCCCGCGCCTCCCATCGGAACCGGGAACGGCATCGGCATCGGGGCCGCAGCCGGGGCCTGACCCGGAGGCGAAACGGGGATCGGCATGACAGGCGGGCGGATCGGACCCGGTTGCATTGACTGACCCATGCCCTGATCCGGACGAGCGCCGCCACCAATGATGATATTGATGTCGGTCTTGCCCTTGCCAGCGCGCCCGCCAGTTCTGCGGGCCATGCGTCCGCCGGTCGGGCGAGTGCCTCCTTCGTAGTTCGGGGCGACTTTTCCGCCCTTCCTCATCACATCCGGGGCCATCATTTTGGCGCGGCGCATATCGGCATCATCACTGACAGACTGAGCAGCCTTTTTGGCTTTGTAATCCGCGTAAGCCTTATTCAGCAGCGGCTCGCGCTGCGTGTCCGCTACCTGCTGCTCAATCGGGTCAAGACCCCTCGGCATCCCAGCCCGTTTCGGGCCGACGTATCGGCGCGGCATCTTGTCCTCGCGGGCGCGGGACAGAAGGCGCTCAAATGCGCTGCCGCCGTCTGCCTTGTGCAAAGCGCCCGGATGCTTGATCGCACCCTGAATCCACTTCGCGGCTCCGCCCTTCTTCAGGCCCTTCATGGACTGCTGCTTGTCGTGCTTCTCGTCAAGCTTTGAGCCTTCCCACTTTTCCATGGTCATGTGGTGCTTCTTGGCGAGCTTCTTATCCTGCTGGAGATCGGTCTTGGAGTGTTCCCACTCCTGATGCTCCACCTTGCCGCCCTTGGCTTTGCCGAATAGCAGTCGGTTAAGGTCTGCATTAGATTGGTTATCGTCTGGGTTATTAGCCCAGTAGTTATTTAGAACGCCCTGACCCTCTTCCATGTCGCTCATGGGCTTCCGGGGCGGCATCGGCGGCTGCCGGCGCGCTGGGGGTGTCGATGGCTGACGGCTCATCGTTCCGCGCGCGTTTCGCATATCTTCGCGACTGCTGGCAGGATCTGACAGGATGCCCTTCGCTTCATTGATGTCAGCGCTTGTGGAGCCGCCATCGGCGTAGCGGTGGGCCTTGCGTGCAATCTTCCCGCGCCCAACCATTTTCGTGCTTCCGCTCGATTTCTTGACCTCGTGCTTCTTCTTCGACCAATCCTTATAGGATGCCATGAAGCTCTCGGGGCTCACACCGCCACCCTTCTTCATGCCGGACATAGGCAAGGGCGTCATCTGACGGCGGGCGAAATTCATGCGACCGGCGGGTACACCCGCCGTCTGATTGGCTGCGGCCATGCGAGCCGCAGCGACGGCGCGAGGATCGGTGATGTTCATGCCGCCGTCCATGCGATGGGCGCGGCCACCACGCTTCAAACCGCCAACGTGCGGCTTGCCAAACTTCTCAGCGTTCGCTTCCTTCACGTTGCGAACAATCTTCGCATTTGCATACTCAGTCGCACCGACGCGCCCACCGACCTTGCGAGCCTTTCGATCAGCGCGAGGCGAGCAATCCTCGCCATGCATGGCGACAACCTTGCCGCCCTTGCGGTACTGGCGCTTGGAAACAGGTCGCAGGCCCGTCTTCGCACCGGTGTTCATCATTTCAGGCGGCGTCCAGCTAGACGCGTCAACCTTGGCATGAGGCTCGCCTTTCGCCATCCTCATGGCCTTACTCTTCATTGCCGCACGAGCGGCCTTAGCAGCTTCAGACATAGTCGTCTCCTAGGAGTGTTACGGGCGTCCCCGTGTAAGCTGCCTTGCTAAATGCACGGCTTCGGGCAGCGACGAGCCGGTTCTGGATGTTAAGTGGAGGGCGCGGTCGAGAACAGTGCCGCCTTCTTCTCTCGGCAAAGCCGGAGTTTCAGAGGCTATTTCCGTCGGGCGTTGGTATGAACCAATAGTCGGTTTACCCAAAGATTGCCCGGCTTGGCTTTGCCATGCGGGGCGCGAAAAACCGCCGTTCAATTTAATTATTTCGTCAATTGCTTCAGGGTGGCTTAATTCGCCAACCGCGTATCTTTTCCAAACATTCCTTGCGGCTTCTTGCTTAGGCTGTTTTTTGTTTCTAAACAAAGTGCGAACAGTTTCCCAAGTCACAGACTGCATTTCCGAAGGATGAACACCGCGCATCGTTGCTGCCTGTCGAACAGCCTCTGCGTGAATCGGGTAATCTCCGGTTGCCCCAGTCGATCCAGTCTTTTTTGACGGATCAATTCCCGTGAGCCACGCCTGACCCTTTTTAGCAAGTTTTTCTTTTGCTTCAGCAGTTGGGGTGGTGCCGAAATTTTGATGAACCGCCTTGGCGCTTGATCCGTGCGGAAGCATTTGCCCCGCCGCCACGGCGTGCGTGTCGATAACAACGCCGTTGGGATCGTGCGGATTGGCAATTACGTTGTAAAATTCCCTGACTTTATGATTGTTGCCAAGGTTTTCGTTTAAGTTTTCAAGAGTTGGGTTTCTGTAAATGCTAATTGCTTTTTCAATCGGCAGATAACTATTCCAAGAAGCAGTGTCTACTTTAGATCCCGATTTATTCATCATCGGGCCTAAAAACTCTCCGGTCGGGCTTAACGATTGATATTCTCTTGGATTGTGAGCTTCATCAAAAC